TGGCGATGATTTGGCGCTTGGGGATCATCACGCCAGCGAGGTCGAATTTGCTGGCCAGCTCGAAGCTCACAGAGTCGCGGTTTTCGCTTGACTTGCGGTCCACGTACCAGATCTCATCGGGGAATTTGGCGTGAGGATCTGCCGCAGTCTCACCGTCTAGGTATTTCTTCAGAGTGCGGATGCGCTTGACCGTGGCGCCACCGAGGTCGTTACCGGGTGTGGTGGCGTTGACCAACAACAGCAGCGTGGTCATGGTGCCATCCAGATTGCTGATGGTCAGCGTGGGGCGTGGCAATGTGCCGGTGTTGGTGTACTCAAAGCCTTCAGCCTTGACGGGCAGGCGGGCGTAAACGCTGCTAATCGCCGTCCAGACAACCGTGCCATCGGTGATGGTGCTGCCAATGTCGGTTGGCCACGTTGGTTGCGTGCTGGAGCTGGTGCCAGCCGTGGTGCATTGGAAGACGAGACCGGACGCCTGCAGGCTGGTGGCGCGGACAATATCGCCAACGACGTAAGCGGTAGAGCTAGCCCAAGCCGAGTACGCCATCAGGGTTCAAATACTTGACGGAAGGTGGCTGTAATCGTATTCACGTTGGCGTAACGCAGGTCACGCGACCAACTCTCTACAACCCATTTGTAGGCCGTTGCTTCATCCAATGGCGTCCAAGTGAAGCTGGCATTATCAGCAGCGCGGGCATCAAAGAACGCCTCAATGGCATCTGCATCTGTGCTGTCCTTGGCTGTCCAAGTCAAATCCCAAACGCGTGGGTTTTGATTCAACCCATAGGTAAGGCGTTGCTCGTAGCCATCACCAAACTGCACTTTGCGTACAACAGGTTGGCTTTTACGTGACGCACCAAAATCAGGCGTGGTGCCGCCTGTGCTAGTGCCAACAGTGGCGTCGTTGAAAGTGGCCATTACGCGAGCAAGCCTCCAGGACGTTTCTGCTTGATCAACTCTTGTTGAACGGCGATGCCGATTGCTTTGCCAAGTGCATTGGCCTGTTGACCATTGCCTTCAATGTTGCTGCCATTGGCATCGACATTCACAACAACATTACCGACCCCACCACCTTTCATGGTTACAGGAATGCTGCGGCCATCAGGAAGAGGCACATAGGCTTCAGGGCGACTTCCTTCGCCAAACATTGCAAGCTGCGGGCTGGAGGCGATACCACCGCCTGCATAACGGCGAAGCTTGAGCGGACCGCTGCCGGTCATAACGCCGCCCATGGCAAATCCGAAACCGCCAGTGAATGCCAAAGGATTGAATCCAACGCCGCTGGCATTGAACTGAGAAACATTGGCAAGGGGTGAGCCAAGAGAAGATGCAGCGGCTGGACCAAAGCCAATTGCGCTCATGATGCTTTTCAACACAAATTGCTGAATAATCATGCGGGTGGTGTATTCCAGAATTTGAACGGCAAATTCACGGAAGTTATACGTGCCATTGACAAGCAGTGAAGTGATTGAATCCTCAACGCCTTTGATGCCACGCAGGCTAAGCTCAGCCATTGCGTTCCTAACGGTGCCAACGTTGTCGGCGTAACCACGCAATCCATCGCCCAAACCAGCAATGGCATTGTTGTTGTATTCAAAAGCGCGAGTCATTGCATAGGTTTGATCTGTAATACCAATAAATGTGTCGGACAAGCCTTGCCAGTAATCACTCATTTTTTGTGCAGCATCACCGGCTGCCAAGTTCATTTGACTCTCATTAAGATCATCAATTGCTTGGACAAGAGGCGTGACATTTAAATCACCACCAGCTTCTTTATACGCCTTGGCAAGATCAAAAACTTGCTTAAGCAGTTGTTCCGTTTCTTTATTGGCTGAACGAACGGCTTTAGTGTAATTATTTTCAAAAGCTTCAAAAGCACTACCACCAAGTAGCCGAGTTTCCAGTGAAACGTCCTCAGTCGTTTCTCGTATTTTTTTGAGAAATTGTTCGCTTTTGCGATAAATATTATTTCTTTGTTCAGCTAGGCGAGCTTGCAATTTTGCTGCTTTTTCCGCAGCCTTGTCTGTTTGGGCTTCTGGTTGAATTCCAGGCAATCCCTTTGGTGGTTCACCTGTTCCGGTTGCCGCTGCTTTTTCAGCAGCACGTAAAGCAGATACTTGTGCAAAAGTTTCCGTGCGACGTTTGACTAAAACGTCATATTGACCTTTTTCAATTGGTCCAAGACCAGTGCCGCCTTTTCCTCCAAGTTTTTCAAATGCTTTAATTCTTTGATCTGTTACATTGAGAATTTTTTGCAAGTCATTAATTTGCCCTTGCCTGCCCCTGCCGAGACCAAAAAATTCATTTAACTTTCGAACCGCCGCATCAATTGCGCCAACAATAGCCGCAAACGTATTTTGAAAAGCTGCGCCAATTGGCTTAAGCAAACTGCCAATGCTTTCATTCAAGCGAGAAAGAGAAGTACGAAGACGGTCGCCAGCAGCGTCTGGACCATCGGCAATAATTTTTGCATTTTCCCCGTATTCTGCAAAAAGTTTTTCCGCAAATTTTTGAAAATCTTGCAAACTTACTTGACCATTTTCAAGAGCTTTGTCTAACTCTTGAGGCGTTTTGCCCATTGACTGAGCAAACAAACTAAAGGCACCAGGTAAACGTTCGCCAATTTGCTGACGAAGTTCTTCGGCTGAAACCTTGCCTTTACTGAAAACTTGGGACGTTGCAGTTAGCGCAGAATCAAGTTGCTCAAGTGAACCACCGGTGCCGCGAATACCGGATGCAATGCCCTTGAAAGCAGTCTCTGCATCTCTAACATTTCCGCCAGCACCTTTTACAGAAGCAGTTAATTGCGTGAATTGACGAGTAAGAATCTCTTGCGGAATTGCAAAATCACGACTTGTTTTATCGATAAATTGCAGGGCGCGACGATATTCGTTTGTGTCTTTGGTGACAAGTTGCAGAGCTTGGCGTTGCTTGGCGATTTCAGCGGCATATGTTGCAGCTCCGCCCAACGCTTGCCTAGCCATCCCAACTTGTGCGCCAATGGCACCACCAGTAGCGGCGCCTAAAGGACCGCCAAATGTAGCGCCAATGCCAGCGCCCAATAGACCTTCAATGCCACCAAAAACGCCAGCAGCGGAAATCGTTCCAGCGGTTCCAGCAATTTGCCCAAGACCCAATCGCCTTCTTGCGGCAGGAGGCAATGCAGGACCAATCGGTTGAGCGTATTGAGTACCTACAGCACGAAACTGCCCTGTACCACCAGCAATCAATGCTCCAGTACGCGGATCACGAGTACCTAATACCTCCCCTGCATAAGCAGCACGCTGCTCCATAATTGCTCGACGACGAGCATCCCGTGCTGCCTGAGCATCTGCTTCACGTTGTTGTTGAGCAATGCGATTTGAATAATTGGGCGGCACAGCCGGACCAATCGGTGCGCCATATTGAGTTACGCCAGCAACGCCGCGATAGGCACCAGTAAGAGGATCACGGATTAATCCGGTAGTCGTCCGCATGGCTGCTGCAGCCTGATTTGCGGATGTTGCAATATTTCTAAAGTTTGTAGCAACTGTTGTCTGTACGCCTTGAAATGCCTTTAATTGAGAGTCAAGAGCATTGGCTTCTTGCCTGGCAATCCTGAATTCATCGGAAGTAATATCAACGCTATTTGCAATTTCACGCCACGCACTTGCGTAACCTTTCAGGTTATTAATACTTTGAGCAGAACCGGCTTGTACTTTTTTTAATTCTTGAGCAAGCTCCCGAAAATTGACGTTTGTTGCGGCAGTTTGCTGGCCAAGCGATTTAAAGGTGTTTTGCAGTTTTACAAGCTGCTGATCACCCTGTTGCCTGATTCTTAGTAGCAGCTCAGTGACTTGGCTCATCGTTTTGCGTTCAGAACGGCCAGGGCAGCCATTTCCATCACCTGCACGCCTTCGAAGATGGCAACAGGATCCTTGACTGAATACAGCTTACAGAGCCATTCCAAACTCGGGTAGATCAGTCCCGTCAATCCAGCCATGCTCGTGTGCCATTGCGTCGACATGCGGATGAACATCAACACAACCTCCCAGTTCTCCTCCCAGATCTCACAATCCTGTTGTGCAACCTGCAGACGGGCAGCGGCGATCTGCTCCTCGCTTGCGCCAAGAGCCTTCAGGTCGGCCTCACGTTCATCTACAACGCCGCCTTTCGCCCAGTACTCAGCGGCGGCTTTTAGTTTTTTGCCTGCGCCCCAGTGACGCTATCGGCATACGCCTGAATCAAAGCCTTCATGACGTAAGGGTCGTCACACAGTTCCTTCTTGTTCTTTTCAGTAAAAGCAACTGGTTTGCCGGATTCGTCATTGATGCCATCCCAGCCTTCAAGGATCCCATCAAGCAGGGCATCATCGCCCTTATCAACAAGAGCATTGAAGGCCGAGCGACTGATCTTCCTGAAAACCGCCTCGAACGTTTGAGACTCGAAGCGATTCCCGTCAACAGGAAT